AAGACCCTGCATATTCATTTGTTGCTTCATCTCTTCGTATGAAAGCAAATGAATATCAAATGATCTAAATGACATTGGACGGTCCTGTCCATATAAATAGTCAAGTCGTTTCATTGGATCATCTATTTTTTGAGATTTTTCAAATTTAGCATCTTTATCTATTTTTGCATGTGTGTTTAAAAGTAACATAATTTCTTGAATAATTTTTTGATCTACTGTTGAATGGTGGCAATCTGGTGTAACTACTGACTTTATATCCATAGAGTCTGCTAATTCTAATAACTCATTATTTAATTCTTTAGAGTTATGTGGCATAACTTCAACATAAAAATCATCACCAAAAGTATTTTTAAACCAAGTCAGCAATCTTTTTGCTTCAGCATATTCTTTAAATTCTAATGCTTTTGCAATCAAGCCAGACATACAGGCTGATAAAACAATCAAGCCATCTTTATACTTTTCTAATACTTCAAAATCAATTCTTGGCTTTCTATAAAAACCTTCTGTCCATGCTATTTCATTTAGTCTATTTAAATTTTCCAAACCTTGTTGATTCTTTGCAAGGATAACTATATGATTATAAATTAAATCTAATGGATTTCCTGCTCGTTCTGCTTTATCTCTTTTATCAAATCTATTATGAGTAATGTATCCTTCTATACCAAGGATTGGTTTTATACCCTCGGCTTTTGCTGCACGATACATAGGTCTATGACCAGATAGTGCACCATGATCCGTAATGGCTATGGCTGTCATACCATTTTGCTTTGCACGTTTGCAATACTCTTCTGGAGTTGCAACACCATCCATTAATGAATAGTGTGTATGAACGTGTAATGGAGCGTAATTCAAGCCATAGCCTTTCGGTTATTTACCAGTCAACAGACGTTGACGTAGTTGGATTATCAAATCCCAAATAAAATGCTTCTTGTTCAGCATATGGAACTTTCTTTAAAGCATTTTCTAAATTAAATGCTTCATACTTAGACCAATCAAATGGTTCTACATCTTGCTTTAATGGCATAAAGGTGTATGTTGTTTCTGTACCTTTTCCATTTCTTTTTAACTTCCAAGTAAGATTAGAAATACTTGTTGATTCAGAAGCATATTCTCTAATTGTGTTGAATGTTGCAGATTTTGCTACACCCATACTCCAAACAGAAACGTATGGTGGATTAATTCCATCATCTACTAAGACGTTAGCATAAAATCTTAAACGACCACTCCATCCAGCCTTTGGATCTTTGCGGTGCATTTCTTCTGCCCAGTCTCTTCCTTCTGATTCCATTGTATCTACTGCTTTACGCTTGTAGTCTTTTGGATTTGTATGTTCTTTAACAACAATTGCAAGACCACGCTTTTCGTCATAACTTGGTGAGTCTGCATCTAGTTCGCTTAAAAAGCGAATCTGTACACTTTGGCCATCATCTAACTTTAGCCATTTTACTTTTGAACTGTTATCATATTTAGGCTTATCAATTGCAGCCTCAATATTTTTTAACCCTTTTATAATTGACATATTTCTCCTTAGTATTTGTCCTGTATGTGGACTTACATCTATTTTAGCATAGAGGATAGCAAGTCGTCAAATTTATCTACAAAGTTTTTTAAATCTTTGTCAGACAAATCGGACACATCTTTTATACCCTCTGGTAACGATGGAGCAATACAACCTGTTCCAAAGTATGTCAACATCTTATTAGACATATTTTTTCCTGCTTCATCATTATCTCCTAAGACTATTACTTGATTGAAGTATTGTTTTAGAAGTTTTCTTTGTTCTTTAGATATTGTTGCTCCAAGGGTTGCAACAGCATGGACTCCAACTTGCTCTAATCTTATTGCATCAAACGAAGATTCTACAACAAAGACCTTTTCATATCTTTTGGCTCTGTGTAAATTAAACAATGTCTTTCCTTTTTGTAGTCCAGATGTATTTTTAAATACCTTTCCTTCTACCGATCTACCAACAAACCCTATGCATATTCCATCTGGGGTATGTACAGGAATAGTAACCATATCTTGTTTATCTGAATATCCTAACTTATATCTATTAACACTATCTTTATTAATGCCCCTAGACTTATAATAGTCTATTGCTTTTTGGTTTTTAAATACATTATTGTGCAACTCTTCTATAACATTCAAATCATATTCTACAAAGTTTGGCTTCTTTTCTAATACCTCAGTAAGGTTATCTATAAGATTTTTATTATCAGATTTAGAATCTATAAGTCTTGCTGCTTCAAAATAAGATCTGTTTGTAGAGACCATTATTACTTCTGTTAACTCTTTTGTTTCTTGACAAGAAAAACAATAAAACATGCCGTTGGTTTTATGAACTTCTCCAGCAGGAGATCTTGTATTACTATGAAATGGACAGAATATGATAAAGTCTGTTTCTACTTCAGATACTATTGTTATGCCAGAGGCTATTAGGCTACGCTTTACTTGATTTTCTGAGTAATAGTTTTGATCGGCATATTTTTGTCTACCCCATTTATCCAAGTTGATGACTTCTCTCCAACGTATACTCCATACACTGATAATTCAAAATCAAAGGTCTTACCATTATAACTAATTGTGAAGTCTGAGTCAATGTCGTATCTTGGAACGTATCCATCATGCTTCATGCCGTCTACTATCATTGAAACATATTGACTTTTAAGTCTTGGAATGAATGAGTCATCATAAATTTCTCCCGATAGGGAAAATCTTTTTATCTCTTTATGATTATAATTCATAAGTCAATTATATCAATGCTATTTAGGCTACCCCCTCATTATCCTTATACATAAACCTACCACTATCAAAGTCAATGTCAATCATAAACTCACCAGAAAACCCATGTCTATTTTTTCTAAATATACATTCTAAAATACTGCTACCAGCAGCACGACCTAGTGCCAAGACCCAGTCAGCATCATATGCAAGTTGTCTAGACCATGCAACCTGTCCTAATGAAGGCACTGTATACATGTCTGTAGCATCGTCTGGTGTTGCAGAAGCAATGGCTACAATAGGTACCTGTTCAGATATAGCAAGAATTTTTAACTCTCTAGATATGTTTTTAATTTTTACTACTTCATTATCTGTATAGTTATTTGATTGCATTAATTGAATATAATCAACGAACACTATGTCAGGATTATATTGATCTATTTTACCCCGCAAAATTGATGGAGATACTTCTCCAAGTCCATCATTAGAAACTATGTGAAATGATGGCATATTAGTTAAATGTTTATCTCCCCAAACTTTAAATGCTTCTGTATCAACTACACCAGAACTTAGTTTTCTATGAGACCACATTCCTTGACCCATGATTGTGTACGCACGATTACGAACTTCTGTTTCCGTCATCTCAAGTGAGACAAAGAGTGGTTTTCTTCCGTTCTTCCATGCCTGAACAGCCATAAACAATGCAAGCCAAGACTTACCAATAGCAGGATAAGCAAGAAGAATACCAAACTGACCAGCAGTAATGCCCGCTGGAAGATAGTTATCAAAACCAGCAAGACCTGTTTGAATACCGTGAATACCTTTGTCATGTAATTCCTTTACGTGATTATAATGTGCTACTGCATCTTCAACATCTACAGCATCAACGTCTCTAATATCTGCAGTGATTCTTTTAAGATCCGAAGTTTTTGTAATTAAACTATTTAATGCTTCTACTGGCTGATTTGTTTTTAACTTGTTTGCAGTATCCATTAAAACATTACTTAAACTACTTTGCAAATGCTCTGTTCTTAATTCTTCTAAGTGGTGCTTTGTTCCACCTATTTCACCTACTGGATCAAAGTCTCTAAACTTTTCTACAACTAAATTTACTGGAGGAACTGAACTATTTTGTTCTTGATAGGTTCTAATAAAATCCCAAACATCTTTATGTGTTTTAAATAAAGAATCTGGATTTGCTTGTAATAATATGTGTATCTGTTTATCTTTTAATACAGCAGATAATACCTTGCCCTCTAGTTCTGCTGACATTATTTTTCCAACCAATCTTTCGCCTGTTGACGAAGCACCGCTCTAATTCTATCATCTTCTTTTTTGTTTTGCAAGTTCTTGTATAACTTATCTGCGTTATTTGCAAACCACTTCCAACTAGGAGTTTCTGATACCCTAAAGTAATAATCTAACATTTCATAACATTTTTCAAGGGTATAGGATTCAATTAATGAATCTGCAGCCCATTGCTCTATATGTATGTTTATATTAGTATCTATATTTTTTTGAGTAGCAAGTTTTTTAAACCTAGTTAATAAAGCAAATCTGTACTTCTTTTCTACCACTACTCTAGTTCTTTCTTGGCTTCCTCAATTTTATTTACTAATTTAGATTCGATAAACTCATATACACGTTCCATTGCTGTGTCTTCTGTTTCACCTTCACGCAATGAGTCTGTACATCCAATATCTAATCTTAAACTTTGAAAATTACCTAAATTTAATGTATAACCTAACGTAACTGATACTTTTGTTTGATCTGACATTTTTACCACGTTTCTTCGGCCCAGACAGGGACGAATTCCCCATCTTTAGTTTTCGTATATAACATAATAGCATCTCCTATTAAAGAACGCAACTCCCTTTCTGTGGGAACATCTTTGCTTGGATTCACGAATCCGTCCTTTCTTGGTCTGCCTATATGTATTGTAGCAAGAACTGAGCGAATTGTAAATAGGTCATCTTCAGAATAATAAGACATTTTTCTAAATGTCCGTTTTCCTCCAGCAATAGCACCTGTTGGTGGACCTATTAATTCTTTTTCAATCCATCTTTCCAGTTGAACCTTTGATCTTTTAAAAATTCTAGCGGTATTTATAACTGTATACGCTCTTTTTCTATGTTTTTTAAAATCAGAATATACCATAGACTGTTGTTTATCTTGTGTAAAATTATAAAATTGACATATGTCGTTGGCTCTATTAAAATGAATTATTCTTACTAAATCTTTATTGATAAAAAATATTGTAGAACTAGGCTTAATAGGACTATCTAGATTGGATTTCCTGTTACCTTTGCTCTTGCCTTTTCTGCTTTCATTATCCATTGTGCAACTTCGCCATGCCTATCTGGATGATTATACATCCAACGTTTTCCGCACTTCATACAGTACAATTCTAAATGATCATAGGATAAGAATACTCTATCTACTAGAACTCTTCCATTACATTTAGTACATCTTACTTCTGTATCTTTAACTATATTAACCATAATTTGCCAATTATAGCATAATCTATGGGGCTATGCCTATAGCAATGATACTTATAGAAAGATTTACCGCACCAGAAGTTCCAAATTTTACAATACCTTCAGCCCTTGTTGTGGTTACTGTTCTTAAAGTGTGAGATATGTCATCTCCTACTGTAGATCCACTATTGTTTATAACGGTAATTGTTGCTACTGGTGCAAATTTAAATTCTGGATATGTAAAAAAGAAAGACTCAGTAGTATTTCCAGAAGCATTGGTAGTACTTAAGGTTTTATTTGCTGCATAAATTTTTAAATTACTAGTGGTATCAGAATTTTCATTTATTCTTGATGAGGTTGTTGACCTGATGCTTACTGTGTTTGTAAGGTTGTTAATTTGATTAGCCATGTCATAGATATAGTTAACGTCTAGTGGCTGCCCACGCTCTGGTAATGAAATTGCACCCATAATAATCTAGTATACCATGTTAGGCGTTAGTAGTAGAGGTACTAGAGCCTACCGAAGAATCTGATACCGCAGTAGTTGCTGAAGATCCATAATAATTACCAAAATATCTTAAATTATTAGAGGTACTTGTAAAGTTAAGTCCTTGGGCTGCTATGTTGCCGCCACTTCTATATCCTCTATTGGATACAATAGAACAGTTATCAGCATTATCATTTAAGTATATATGTCTAAAAGTATTATTAGTGGTTTGAGAAACGTCTGTAGTTAAATTGTTTGATATAAAAACATTTGTAGAATCAGTTCTAACATCTATACCGTCATCGCCTATATCTTGTAAATTATTGTTAGATATTATTCCATTAACAAGTTTTACGCAAAGTATGCCGTCAGCAAGGCTACTTCCTGATCTAGATAATCCTTTAATTCTATTATTTACTATGTTAACATTTTGAGCATTAATTATCCACATACCATTAGTTCCTGTTGTTCCAGTGTTATCAATTGAGTTATCGGATATTGTTACATTAAATGACGTTTGACTGTCTGAGTATCCAAGCATTGTGCTGCCAGTAGTAACGGTAAAATCTGCATCGTTATCTGGGCCAACCGCTATTCCACCAAAACAATCTTTAATAATATTGCCTTGAATTAACAAACCATCATAATTATTATATGTTCTTATTGCATATTGTGTTAATCCTTCAAAGGTATTGTTAATTAATTTAATATTTTTATGATACTGCCCCGCTTCAAAAGAGTGTGTTCCTATTCCTGTTGGCCAGGCTGTAGTTCCAGCAGTTCCTGAAGAACTAAAATAACAATTAGCAACAGTAATATCGCTACAGTGAGTTAAGTCATAACTTCCAAACCACCCAAAAAGACCTTCTCTTGCTAAATCAATTTGAATAGCCTCTGAATATCCTCTATTCCCAGTATCCTTAAATCCAGTAAATCTACAATTTTCTATTCTTACATTTTTACTTGAGTTAACTTCTATAGCATGATATCCTCCAGTATTAGATATAGTTAAATCTTTAATTAATATATCTGTACCGTGACCAATACTAAGAGCCATTGCTGGTTCAATTGGATATGCTTGTCCCCTAGACTCCCAAATACCACCAATAATTCTAATATTACTTTGACCACCATACCCAGAATAACTAGCACCAAAAGCACCATTAGCAAGTAGTGGAGAAGTTGCAAATTGTCTAAATATAACTGTTTTAGGTGTTAGATATAGTGTTGTTCCAGAAAATATTTGTAAAGTACTTTCAATATTATATGTTCCCGCTGGAATATAAACTATTCCTGTACCAGCATCTCTTGCTGCATTTAAAGCATTTTGAATTTTAGTTGCAGAGTTTGTTTCTCCAGCAATTGCTCCATAATCTCTAACTACATCATAAAAATTTGTTTGATCCGCTCCACTTGTTGGACTTGCAACTGATATTAATATTTGACCAGTTCCATCATTATAAGTTGCTGAAGCATTTGTATGATTTGAATGTGCAAACATTGGACCAACAATGTCTTGAACATCTTCAGTAGACATACTTGCTGAGCCTGAAGAAGCAGATCCTGATAAAATTATCCTATTGTTAGCGTCATCGTAAGTTGCTGTGATGTTATTGTGAAAGGCGTGGTTTAACAAAGGGGCTGCTGCGTCTTGAATTTCTTCTGTTGTGACAGTTACTGAAGCAGACGAAGCAGAAGCAGAAAGTAATATCCTGTTGTTAGCGTCATCGTAAGTTGCTGTGATATTTGTATGAAAAGCGTGATCAAATAAAGATCCTGTAGCATCTTGAATCTGTTCTGTCGTAACAGTTGCAGATGAGGAGGCTCCTGTAATTAAAACACCGTTTACGGTTAAACTACTTCCAACAACAAGGTTTCCCCCAACACTTGCATTGTTTACTACTGAAGCACTATTTAAATTAGCAACTCCAGATGTAGTTAAAGTAGAGGTAGAAATATTTTTACCAGATAATAAATTTTCTATAGAAGTATTAACAAATGCTGCAGAAGAAGTATTGTATCTTAATATGTCATTGTTTAATGGAGAAGAAACTTCTATACCGCCTACTGTTTCTATGCTAACGGCTTCTTGAAATAATTCTGTCCATTGCCCAGTTAGGGAACTGTAAACTCTTGGGTATGTCATTATAATACTACCGTTCCTGTATCAAATATTTGAAACCTTACCGATGATTCCTCTGGTGATGGATGAACTGGTAAATGTCCAACAACTCTCATGGATGAGGCTGTTGGTTCTTTATATACAACAACTTTGTTTCCAGTAACTCTTCCAAAATAATAAAAAGGATCAGTATCCCATTTTACAAAAATATCATATTGTTGAGATTCGTTTACTGTAGATACTTCAGAAGATACGGATGTTACAACATCACCTTTCCAGGTTATCTCAAAAGGTCCATTTTCTGTTAAGGCTGTTACGTTTGATTCAACCTGTTCTGGATCTATCTGACCTAAACTTTCTATTTTAAAAATTTTTGACCACTCAGAAATACTGTTTCTATCTTCTGTTGTTACTCTAAATCTTAATAAATGGTTTCCATTTTTGTCTGGTGGGGGAAGATTTTTTAAAGGTATTGTAAATTTTGCCATTATCCATCAACGCCTATGCCAAATCTATATTCAACATAGTTATTAGTGTTTTCAGGTTTTAATATTGGAAGTCCATTTTGAGTAGTTATAACGTTATATCCAATCATAGAGTAAAGTGGATTTACGGTAGATATGTTATCTAGTCTAATGCCGTCTAATACTACAAAATAGTTTTGTGTAGCAGACCCAGAACTAATAACTGAAACGTTTATTTTTATTAAATTTATATTTGCAAATGAAAATGTGTCATCTTTAATAAAATCAGATAACGTTTTAGTTACTGTTATATATCTATTTGGATTACCACTTGATGTAAAACTAGATGCTGGAAGATCTATTCTGAGAAGTGCTTTAGGAGACTCTACATTTGTATTAGATATGTTATTAACAAATTGTAAAACAATTCTAACATTATCTGGATTAGTATTGTTTGTAGCAGTTTTACTAATCAAACTTAATGCTAACTTTATTTGATCCGTTGGTAGATTTTGACTTAAATCAAGACTTAGTGATGAGTTTTCAATAGAATAAGAATCTTCACTAACAGTAAAATTTTCAGAAATAAAAGACGTACTTCCACTTACCATTAAAGATCTATTTAAATATCTAGGTGGCTCTTGTCTAGTTTTTCTGTTTGAGTTATTAAAAACTGTAGAGTCTGAGTTTATAAAAGCAACACTCTGGCTTACTGATATATTTGATAAAACGTTATCTTGATCTAATGCTTCATTTAAATATGGAACTGGGGATGCAGAACCGTTTTTTACATAAGACCATATTTCTGATGGTGTAAAGGCTACTAAAAGTTTGCTATCATACTTACCAGCAATTGCATTTGATTGAGATGGAAATAGTCCTACTTCGGTTAATTGAAATCTTTGATTTGTTGGCATCTCTGCTTTAAACACTATCTTTTCTACCCCACCTTCTTTTATAAATCCTTTAGAAGAAATAGGAACACGAAAAACTTCAAAATCTAATGATTTTTTAGTAGGGCTAATAATAAGACTTTCTTCATTTGCTAATGGTCTTGACCCACAACCAGCGGCTATATAGGAGGCAAAAGATGGTGCTTGACCTAAAAGGTACTTAGCGATAATTTCTTTTCCATTATTAGTTATCATTTATTCTGTTTCACCCACTTCATATATTGTACCATTTGAGTCTATTTGTACTTCCATAATTTCATCTGAGGCTAAGTTGGTTAACTCTATAGCCAAGTTTCCATTAGTATCTAAATAAACATAGTCTGTTAGATTATTTTCATCTAGATATGATTGGTCTGGTATTTTTTGATCTAGTTTAATTGTATATATATCAAAATAAGAAGACTCTGGTTTTTGAACAGATATTAAACTAGCAGGGTCATACTTTCTTTTTATATCTGATAGATTAGAAATGATATCATAATATGGATTTATTCCATCTACCGTGTCATGTCTAGTAAATTTAACTAGTTCTGTTGCACCTATGTTTTCAAATAAAAGATTTTGTATAGTTGCTGAGTCTATTCCTGCATCTACTAGGCTTACAACATCTCTAGAAGGCAGTCTAACTGGACTAGGCGGTGTAACTGTTGATACTTCTGGCATGGGTTGAATAAATGAACTACCGACACCAGCATTAGAATTTTTTTCTGTTAAGCCTTCTGCTGACTTTGCTGTACCAAATTTAAAAGTTGTCCCAGTAAATAAAACAGTTTTTCCAGCAGATTTTCTTGCTGCTAAAGTTTTATTTGCAGATATCGCATCTTGCACTTGTTTTGTTGTTACCTTATCACCTGTTGCTTTGTATATTGTTGCAGCAATTTTAGTAGGTGTATCTCCTTTTTGAACTGTAACTTTTCCAGTATTCTTATCGTATTTAGCCATTAAATTTCAACAACTCCCATAGATATATTTGGTCCTTCTGGTGCTCTAGAATATGAAATAGATGTAACTACGAATTTTGTATCAACATCAACAAATTTATATCCATCTGGTAAATCAAAATCAATATTTACTATATCACCCAGTTGAATGTGTGGTACACCAAATGCTTCTACTACCATAGACTTTCTTGGTCTTAAGGTTCTATTTATTAACCAGTCCATTATAGAATTAGCAGAATCTTCATTTTGAATATAATATGAGTCTAGTGAAAACGATCTACTTCCATATTTAGATCTACTATTTTTAATATTTTGAAAAATCTTATCTGCTCTTATTGGTGAACTAAGAACATTGTTAACTATTAATGGGTCTGAAAAATTTGATCTTTGTCTAAAGTAGTCATCCACAGTTAATACCTGGGAAGTATTTTGAGTAAAAGTTACACCTATAATTCTTAGATAGTTTCCAGATGTTTCATCTAGGACTATTGCTTTATCTGTTGCATTAAATATTAAAAACTCTGCTCCATAACTACCCGCAAAAAATCCAGATGTTGTATAAGTCTTTTCTTTATTAAACGTAGGAGCAAGGTATGCTAAAAATGCTGGATATGCTTGATCATATTTAATATTAAAATAAGCACACTCTCTCATAATAGTCCCAAACTCTTCAAAGAATATATCATATTTAGGAGAGTTTTCAGCACTGATACCAGATAAGTATGTATGTTGTATTAATCCAGAGACAGCATATTTTCTAAGTGCCTCAGATGTACTTAGTTCCTTATTTGAAAAAGTATCTGTAATGTCTTTTGCTACAGCAGCACCTGTTTCTTTGCTTTGTAGGTTTTTTAAAGCATATACATTTTCAAACATACACTTAGATGAGCCACGAACAAATATAGACATATTATTGTAAATAGGTAGTGGACTTGTATCGTCTACTGTTGCTATAAGTATATTATTAATATATAGATAGAATCTTCTAGTATCACCTATATTTTCATACTCTACCGCTAAATCATAAACTGTTGGATTCTTTTCATTTAATACCCTATCCATACCAATAAACTTACCCTCGTCTACTAATATCTGAGTAGTTCCTCCCCATAGTTTATATGGAATTGCAACTGTTGTAGAATCTAATGTTCCAGGAACTATCTTATAAAAAATAAGATTATGAAGAACACTTGTTATTTCTCCTGTTGCTTGATTGCCAAGTGTGTACTGATCTAAATTATCAGCAGTTAATGAACATATTTCAAAAAAGTAACCATGGTTATTTGTTGGGTTGACCATAACACCAATGCCACCAGACCCACCACTAATAACAACGTCTTGGTTGTTTCCTTGTGATTGAACGTTAAAATAATCAGAAGCATTCGTAGGTGTTTGAATTTTATTGTTTGCTTCTACTTTTCCAATAATTCTCATTCTAGTTCCATAATGTTTATAATCATTTGAAAGTTCTTTATACACATAACTTATAAAATTTTTATTTGTTATACCACTTGGCATTGGAGATGGTCCTGTAAATACAAAGGCTGAAGATTGAACTGTTCCAGCAGCAGTTGTTGATAGTGATTTAACAAAATCATCATTTGGTACAGAAGATCTCATAAAGTTGGCAACGATACCATTTCTAGTTGATTGTTGTGCTGTTGTGTTATCTACGCCAACTGCAGAACCTATAGCGGTAAGTGTTGGGTATGTAATATTTTCTGTAGGTGTGGTTGAAAAGATATACTCGCCTCTCATGTTACATCCACGAACATTGCTATTATTTGACCAATAAGAATTTAATCCAGCATTATGCTCAGCAATAGTGGTACCAAATTGGGCACGGCCATGTGATTTTACAATTCCATTTTTATATACAACTACTCCATTAACTTCTTCATAGTATGGCTCTGTATATATTCTTACGTTTCCTGTGGGAAACATCTTTCCATTAAAAGTAAGGTTTGAAAAATATCTTTGATATTCTTTATTGCTTGATATAAATGTTTTTGTATTTCCATCTGCTCCACCAAATACAGAGTACTCTACAGCGTCATATCTAATAATTTCTCCATTTGCATATAGATAACCTTGGAATCTTGGTAGCCAATAAATATTTTCACCCAGATCAATAGTATTATTTTGTATAATATTATTTGATACAAATGGTGCTGAAGAGTTTAAAGTTGTATTTAAAGCCGCAGCACCAAGTGCAAACCCTACTTGCTTCGACTGCTCATTGATAGTTTTTGATTCTTCTTGGTTAGCAACTTCCCATAAAAGAACTGGCTTATATATATAAGTCCTATCTTCATCAATTTTAGTAGCCTGATTTAAAGAAGCAGGTCTATC